CAGTCGTTGCACAATGCGACTTGATGCGGTTTTACCTCTATTCCTAGTATAACCGACCACCCTTTAGCTATTTCCTCATGGTTCGTTTTGATATCGCCATAGTCCAAGCCACGATTTTCAACGATACTTACTACCTCTTTACATAACTTTTCACCAACCATCTGGGTTTCCTTTTTTCCATTCGATACGTTCTAATAAATCTTTTTTCCATTGCTCGTTTAATTCTTTGTCTGAATGTCCAAGCGTATGACACTTGCGACATAGAGCATAAAGGTTATCAATTCTGTTTAGCCTGTTGTTTTTGACTCCACCCATTCCCTTCGGAATTAGGTGATGAATATCTACCGCCTGTTCTTTATGGCAATTCCAACATAAGGGGATATCGTTTTCGTGATACCCCCAAAAGTCGCTGAAAAGCTTCTTATAGTTCTTTAAGGTTTTCATTAAATGCCCTAACAGCGTTTTTAGTAAGTTCCTCAATATCACTTACTGAGAAGTGACCAGAACCCATAGAACGACCTACAACACCAGTAACAAATATATCTAGTCGCTGTGTATCGCTTTTATTCATGCCACCAGAAGGCGGTTTAGGTGTATAGGTATTATTAGCCTGTGCAACTGGCATTGTCTGTGCAGGGGATTGTGGTGCATATTGCGGTTGTTGATAGGATGCCTGTTGGTCATTTGGATTCACCGCAACTTCAAGGTCTTTTATATTTGTGTACTGGTTTCCATTAGCTGAAGTCTTCGTATTGATAACTGTATAGTTTATCGCATCGCCTTTTTGTGGCATGGGGTTCATAGAAACACCCCTGTAGTACAGCCTAGTTCCATCTATCAAATCTATAGAGTAGTTAGGAACTCCATCTTTAGTATTATCGAATATTTTATCTATTATCATTTTATTTTCCTTATTATTTATTAATTACATTATAGCCACGACCCTCAAGACACCTATTAACAAAATCCTTTCTGGTATTTGCTTTAGGTGAAAGCCATAGCACCCTCCAACGAATGTTGTTATACACCACTTTGCTTTTGTCGAAAACGTAACTTGTCTGGTCTTCTACTAAGCTTTTGCAGGTATAATAATCATCGTGAAAGCGGTTCATGTCACCCTTAATGTTGGCTGACGATTTTCCCCTAGAGTCAACTATTGGCATGGTTGAACACCCACCAATAAAAACTGCTGACAATAAAGTGAAAATTAGTTTTGATTTTTCCATTTGAACTCCAATTCAATTTAAAACCTATATTAGTTTTTGGGTTATGTCTATGTAAAAGCGACCAGTATGAAATAACAAAGTGCAAAGAACATAAGCAAAAACGCACAATCAAAAACAATTTCTAGTAATTTATTCATCTTTTATCTGCTCCAAATTTTATTATTTTTTCTTTCATTAGCTTTTGTAGAACCAACTGGTTTAGTTCTTTTCTGACCCCATAAATAAGACTAAGTTCTGCCTGTTCTCCATTCTTTTCGAGGTCTTGTTTTTTGGCTTCCCTAGCTTGGGTAAGTATTTCTGAATATTCCTTAACTAAACCAAAGTATTTAGCCACCCCCATGTTCAGAACCCTAGCTGTATAGAGTTCTGAGTTTCCAATTTTTGTTGGTTTATCTATCATTAGTGCCCCCCACATTGTTCAGAGAAAGGATAGTTTTGAATAGGTCTAGCTATATCTTTATCCCTTTGAATGAAAACCCTGTTGTTTTGATTAAGCTTGTTAAGGCAATCATTTAGCGTTTCAAGACAAGTAAACTCTTCTTGGTCATCTTCAAAGCTGAGTACATCCCCACTCATATTACAGAAAACAAACCATCCTTCTTCTTGATGCCCTAAAACAAATTCCCTATCTTCCCACTCACTTGATAAGTGAGCTTGGTTTTCAACCCATTCGATATTATTTAAATGCTTTCTCATTATTTCTGCTCCCTTATTTTAGTGAATAAAGAATGAACGTGTGTGATGTTTTGCTTTACTCCCTCAAGCTTTAACCATTCGCTTTTATCAAGAGGGGTTTCCCCATCATCTGTACAATCCATCCAGTAGTCGGTGTATAAATTTTCGGTTACGTCTTCAATGCTGATTGGTGTAAGTTTCATTATTCTTCCCCCTCAAGCATGGCATCCATAATATCGATGTTTTCAACATTATTTAACTGCTGTAGAAAGTCTTCATAATCAGCTTTTTTAACTTCACCACTTTTATATTTTTTAAGTAGTTCGGCTCTTTCGCTTTTATAAAGGGATTGAATTTTTTCTATTTTAGTCATTTTGAACTCCAATTATTATTATTATTAGTCTTTATAACCTAGATACTAAGCTAGGTTTATTCAATAGTCAACCCCCATAAGGTAAAAAAGATTGTGATTATGTGTTTTTTTTGGTATTTTTATGATATTCCTCCTAAATAAGCGGAATATACAAAGTGAACTCCAATTCGTTTGTATAGCTTGGGGGTAAATTTTATAACTTAGATGGGTCAAATCTCATTAGAATTTAGAACTTACCCCCATGACAAAAGAATCAGACATACAAATAGCCTGTAATGACTACCTAAATTACTTATGTAAATACTACCATTTTAGGCACTTCCATGTTCCGAATGAAGGTCAGAAGTCTATTGGATATCATTTAAAGCTGAAAAAGATGGGTCTAAAGTCTGGTTGTCCAGATATTATTGTAGAATATCCAGAAGGGCGTATTCTTTATATTGAGTTGAAGAATGAAAAAGGTAGGCTGTCTGATGCTCAAAAGCTTTGGGCGGTGCAATCAAAAGCTATGGAAACACCTCATTTTATTGTGAAAGGTGGGGTTACTGAATGCCTTGACCAGATAAAAGAGATTATTGAAATAAACGTCCCTGTGCGGTCTTAACTATTTCCCTGCTACTTTACCCTTTTTATTGGTAATAGACGCTGTACAGCCTTTAAATTGCCTTTGAAGGGCATTTTATTCTTTCTAGTGCGTTTTCTTTTACGTCCTATGGGTCTTTTGTCTATGAGTTCAGAAATAGTAGCTGTGGTTGTAAAGCCATTCATTTGCCGACTTTCCGCATTGCCCTTGTGTGTGCTTGAGCAAACGTCTTTCCTGCTTTCAAGTCTTTAGCCATTTCTTTCATATGTTTTATAGAATGATGCCTAGCGTGGTTATTCATGGTTTTACGCTGTCTAGGTGTTAAATCCTTAGTGAACTTCTTTATTGATTTGACTAAAACCATTTAACGCTTTTTCCTTTTCATCTTTTTGGTTTTTTTCTTTTTCTTTTTCATGGGTGATGAATGTGACCCTTTTCCATAATGGTACGGCATTACTTTTTCCCTTTCTTCTTTTTACCCTTTTTTTGACTTTTTAGAATCGCTTGTTGAAGTCCTTTTGGTAGTTTTTTTTGTTTTGGTGTTAGTGCCATGATACCCCCCTTTGGTTTTTTGGTTCAATGATTTTCTAAGAAAATAACTCGCTATCTTTGAAAAGAAGTCATAAAGCTTCATATATATTTGTTTTTTCATGCTGTTAAGTACTCAATTCAAAATGGGGACAGTCTAAAAAATATTTCCTTTTCTGACTTTTTCTTAGGTCTATGTAAGATTCCCTTGCTTCTTCGGCTGTACCTTCCCAATCTCGTAAGTCTGGCACACTCCAAGCACCACCCCATTTTATCGGAACACCCTCCTTTATTGATGCTTCTTTGAACGCATCGGCTATTTCATCATATAAATTAAGTTCCCAAGAAATTCTTGAGCCAATATACGCAACAACGTCCACCGCATCCCCTGTAAGGTGTTTGCTGTTCATTGTTTGTGAAGC